AATAAGTGACCCCCTCTTCTACAGGGTCAACAGCAAAGTCGGTATTTACGTTATAGAGATATTCATACGTCACATTATCGAAGGATCGCCATACTTCGCAATGGGAATACCACGGATAATTTGCCGGAGCGTCAAAGGTGATATTCATCCTAGTGAAGTTGCGCAGGCGGTAGCTGTATTGTTCCTCTGATACTTGCACGTTCCCCACGGCGGGGGGTTCGCTCATGGGATCGGGGAGGGAACAGGTGTACACGGAATCGGGCGTGATATTATACACATCATCGTATAAGTCCTCATCCTCATACTCAAGCACAAGGTCTATCAGCCCGTCCGGTCGTATATCAGCCTGTACGACTCGCATGGTCTGTGCGGAGATGGACAGGGCCGTCGAAGTGAAGGTAACGAGGTCGTGCGGCTCCAGCCTTAAGCAGTCGTCGGAGAACGTACCGCTTACCTGTCGGGAGAGCTGTTCTTTTTCGAGATAATACGTGCCAAGTATCCCCGCTGTCTCACGGTCGTGGCATCCGTACAGGCGAAGGTCTTTAATCGTGCCGAGGGTATCGCCTACGATAAGGGAATCTTCGGCATAGCTCTTGTTGGGGTCAACGTACCGCACACGCAGGCCGTCAGCGGATCCATAGGTGGATGGTTGGGTAATTCGTATGAGAGCCTTGCCGTTGTCGTCCTGGGCGATGTTCTCATCATCAATCGTCATTGAGATTGCTTCTTCGTTCAGGTCGGAGTAGCGCAGATAGAACTTGCCGCCCCACCAGACCATCTGACCACGGAAGTGCATTAGGATTGTGTCAATAACATCCTGAGCGTTCATGTCCTCGGTAACAACAAAGTGAAACTCCCACCCCTTCGTATCGATGTAGTTCGCTGCTTCCGTCCATGAGGTTGTATCTATCTTCGCCGCTGCTATCCCGAGGCCGTATCGTGCGTTCGTCATGTAATCGTAGAGGGCAAGCACGTGATTGGTTGAGTACGCCGTTGACGTATCCCTGAAATCGTAGAGCTTACGCCCACGGACGACTACCTGTCGCTCCGGTAGTCCCTGAAAATAGTTCTGGTCAAATTGGAGCTTCCATACGATATACGCCGTGTTCCGTAGGGTGTCCGTCCACGCAGGAATTGCGGCGGTCAGGTTGGCATCGACGTTCTGGTCTGATGTGCCGAGATGTTCATAGTAGGAAACGAGCGATCCATATTCAGTGTGAACCTTGTCGTTAAGATAAAGCGTCTGTACACCCTCAATCTCACCCTCCCCCAAGCACTGAACAATCCATGCCCGTTGATTGTCCGTCCCGACCGTCTCGATAAAAACATCATTCCCCCCCACCTTGTTTTCACCGTACAGTACAGATATGGGTGCCGTAGTGGAGCGGGTGTTGAGTTTCACACCCCTCACGGGGTCGGAGGCCTGCGCTCCCCCAAAGTTCGGGAGCTTTGGGCGCATGAGAAACGAAGCAGCCGTCAGGGCGAGAGTAACAAATATCCCGGCATGAGCGGCAACAAACGCTCCAACGGCGGCGGCGGGTGCTAGGAACGGCATCGATACACCCCCACTATCTCATAATCGGAAATCTTGAACAGCGTAACGCCCCGCTCCGGTGATGCCCCGATAACGTGACCATGCCCTCCGTGTATCCCGCAAAAGTGACTGTCGCTGGTTCGCACATGGAGAATGTCACCGGCTTTCATTGAGTGAACCGGGATTGGGTCGGTATGCTCCGCAAAGAATTGCATCATCAGGTCTTTCGCCCTGTCCGGTTCGGACTCCCACAGTTCGGCATATCCGCTCACAATATCGTAGCCTGCGTATTCTGCCGGCAATGTCGCACCCTTCGCCTTCAGGTAATCCCTGACGATGGAGAAACAATCACACCCGCCCAGCGAGTAAGGCTTGCTGATGATCTGCTTGCTGAAGGTAGATAGCTTCATATCGCTGGTTTTTGCCCCCACCAAATAGGCTTATCCTGTATGCTCGGCAACCACCTGAACCCGCCAAAATTGTCCTGATTGCCGAGGTCAACACATCGTTGGTATGAGCGGTCACAGGTAGTCGCGCCCCCTGTGTAGCCACACTCCGTACCCTTGAACACCTTCCACCGACAGGAGGGGCCGTAATTATTTATCGTCCGCTGGCTCCATCGCTGTAAGACGGAAGCGACGGTGATGGTCACCCGCTCTTCGTCAAGGCTCCAATCGTCAATCGTGCCTTCAAAAACAATCGTGCTGTCCGGCGGGTCGCTGTCAAAGTAGATGATGGAGTGAATTTCAACGGTACTGCCTTGAACGGTGGAGCCTACAAAAAGGCTCGAGAACACATCGTCAAGGTTCTCCATCTCGATATTCCCGCGCGTCACGATATTGGCTTGGCTGTAGGAGAGATTGGACAGCTTGAACCCTCGCGGCTCATACCGCGTACCATCAATGACAATGGGTACATCGGCATCGGTATAACAGTAGTCGCTACCGCCGATGCTGAACTTAACGGCCTTGAACTCGGTGTACTGTGTCCGCGCAAGCTCGGCCAATATGTCAGCGTCTATGCTTCTCATTCGTCGTTCAAAAGCCCCCGTATCTGTAGGCCCGTGTTGACAATGCGGTCATAGAATGTTTCATAGGTCATGTTATCCTCAAGGAATCGGCCCCTGATTTTCAGGTTGCCGGTGAAATCATAGGTGATCTGGCTGCCGTCGTTGGGGGCCACAAAGAAGGTCACCTTGTCGGCACCGTCCGCACCACCCCCTGCTTCAAGGGCGTAATCCCTGAAGTTATACACTTCGACGGTGTAGCCGTCCTCGTCATCACCATCAAAGGCAACATCAACGGATTCCCAGTTTTGCGTTGCACCGCCCCGCGCAGACATGACCGGCATTTCCGTTCCGGCGAGCGTACCGAACCACCCCTTTGCCTCCCTGCCCCCCGAGTCGGTCACGACCATATAATTCCCGGCGGCGAATACCCCGGCATCGCTAAAGTCAGCGGCGGCACTACCATCTGCCATCGTCAATGTCGTGTTGGCCTGTGTCACCGACTCGGTCAGGATTATCCCCTGGTCCTCGTCCTGCTCGACGGCGCTGACGTAGAGTTTGTATGTGGCTGAGTTGACGGCGGGGAGGTCGAAGGATACTGTTGTGCCGTCCCCCGTTCCGACGTATTCGCCCGTGTAGGTATTGGATAACGTCAGGAAGAAACTGAACGCCTCGTAGGAACCACTACGGGCCATGTAGAAGTCGTACAGCGTCGCAATCTGCGCCTTGGTCAACCCCTCATGGACGACCGACACGTCACGCTTGGGATAGAGCCACTTCCGGCGCCGCTTCTCACGACCGTTATCATCGAACTGCGATGTTAATGTCTTTTGCCGTATGGTCACAGCTTCAGGGTTGCGCCGGGGCACCTCGCTATTGGTTGGATATTTCGCCATTAAAACACCCCCTTGACGGCGTTGATAAGCGGTCTATGTCCCTGTGATGTAAGGGCCGTGACGATGGGATTGATAACCACACCGGGATTGCGGGACATGAGCGACTCAAATGATGCGGCATCAACGGCAGTAATGGCGACATTGACGTGCATGGGTTGGGGGTCGGGGGATGGGCCAACATCAGCCTTGACACCGAGATCCCCACCGATCCGGGTCAACGGTAATATGGCCTCCGGTCCAGCTTCGCCCATGAGGCCGGCACCTTGCGCCATCGGGAATATAGTGGGCCGGGATACGATCCCACCCTTTGCGAAGGGGATGACGTTGCCGTTCTGGAAGGCGTTACCGTGGGCGTTTGCGAACAAGCCGCCCACAAAACCAAACAACGGCTTGGTGATGTTCTGATAAACCATCATCCTCAACAGGTCGCGGATCATGGAGTCGATCATGTCGGAGAAGGACATTTCACCAGTGCGGGCAAACTGAACGATGGCATCCGCACTATCACGACCCCAGCCTTCAATAGACTGTTTTAATTCTTCGAACTGATCTTTTCCGACATCAACGATTTCGTTCAGTGCCGCAATAGACTCCTTTGCGCCTTCGATAGACGCTTGCCGCATCTCTTCAATGGCGACATCGCTGTTGACGATCCATTGGTAAATTTCTTCCCGGAGCTTTCCCTCTTCCTTGAGTAGCTCCGACTCCTTCTCTTGTG